AACTATCTTAGTGATTTATGCGGACAAGCATTTAAATCCGCTTGGTTCGTAAAGGCCACACTCAGAAACGGATAGGTATAAAATGTAAGAGCAGCGAGGTTGCAGCCTCCTGCTCCGTGGCAACCAATGTTCCTGGTCACTTTCAAATGATAGCAAAAAAGCTTCCCGACCTTGAATTACTAAAACATCTTTTTACAGTTGATCCGGATTCTCCCAGTGGTTTGCGCTGGAAAAATCCCAGATCTAAAAAACTAAAAACGGGTGATATCGCTGGTTATAAAAATAAAAAAGGTTATTGGCTGGTAGGAATTAATTTTCCGACTCCTAAAATGTATTTAACACACAGAATTGTATGGTTTTTATCTTGCTTAAAAGACCCTGCAGAAAAGTTAATTGATCACATTGATCAGAATAAATCAAATAACAACATTGAAAATTTAAGACTTGCAACTCATCAAACGAACAAACTAAATAGAAATAAACCAAAAAGAACAAACAGTACAAGTAAATATAAAGGAGTTGCTTTTGAAAAGCGTACAAATAAATGGACTGCTAAAATTCAGTACAAAGGTAAATGCTATCGACTAGGTACATTTAAAACGGAACTTGAAGCAGCTATAGCTTATGATGAAAAAGCTAACGCGTTTAACTCCACATTCGTTTGTCTTAATTTTCCCAGTGAATAATTGGTCGTTAACGAACTACATGGCTGAGTTGTGTGGTCAAGCCTTTAAAGCTGCTTGGTTTATTAAAGCTACTTTGAGGAATGGCTAATGCCTAATTTGTTTCAACAATTTCTTAATCAAGTTAGCTCTGGTTATAAAGAAGCTGATAAACGTTTGGGTGGATGGCTACCAGGGGGCGGCACTGCTTCTCCAGTAACCCGTGCAGTATTCCCTCCTCAAAACTTTCCTGGTAGAAGCAAGGAGCTTCAACAAATGACAGGCGTCAAAGGACGCTTTGTAGATATTGATAAGACTCCTACCATTACACGACAAGTTGCACAAGCAGTAGCTCCACTGTGGGGATCACAGCCTTATGCAAACCCTTTGCTTGGCGAGGTTGGTGCCCCTGGTTACAGGGGAGGAGTAACACCAAGAGAAAGGCATTTAGAAGTTCATGAGCTTGGTCATTTAAACCCAGCCGATAAAGATATCTATAGCTATTTAGGTACGGCTGGAAGAGCCTTGCAAGGAGTTAGCAATAGCACTGGTAACTTACCTGTTGTTGATTTTCTAGCTGGCAAATTAATGAAAAATTTTGATGCGCCGGAAGAAGATCGTGCAGAACGTTTTGCGGCTCGTTTTGCAACACAAGGAAATTACCCTGCTCCTCAAATAAGCCCTGAAGGAACTTCTGCTTATGGTGACCGGCTAAGAAGGGAAGGCAGCGAGATGAGCAAAAATGCTGTTAGTAAAATACTGAACCCTTGGGGAATCCCTGAAAAAGTAACTGGGTTTATAAATCAACAACAGGCGTCTGCTTTACAAAAAGAATTATCACGCTCACTTCCTATTTATCGGGAACGTTTTGGAAGGGAAACGGAACTTTCTCCAGAAAATTTGAAAGAATCGGAACGACTTAATAATTTGGCAAGACAAATAGAAGCTCTAGGGATTGAGCCAAAGTATTAATTTGTTGACCAGTGCTCAAGCCTGTGGCAGTTACAACATAACGGAATACATTTACTGATCTCTTCCTCTACCCTGCTCCAGGCATAACCATGGTTTACCATGCTGGAGATGTTGTTATCCTTGTCTCCAATGTGGTGGAACTCAAGGACACGATGATCATTCAGTCCACACTTCTTGCACTGCAAAGTCTTCTTGTACTCCAGAAGCTTCTGTCGATTCTTATCGATACGTTTTTTAGCAGTGCCCCAGGTCACGTATAGTTTTTTGTCACGTGTATCTATAATTTATCAGTTTTCTCAATAAACCACGTTTATTCAGATTCTTAATAGCACCTGGGTAGGAGTCGAACCTACATCGTTCTGCAGCGGCAGTAACCGTCTTATCCAATTAGCTCGGACCAGGTGATCGAGATGACAGGGATCGAACCTGTGACCTTCTGTTCCCAAAACAGAAGCGCTACCGCTGCGCTACATCTCGGAGTAGGGCACTGACCTAATGGGTACGCTTTCTGCAGCGGGAGGCGTCAGTTATTTAAGTTCAGCATGCACCATGCAAAACCCCTTTGTAATAAGGGCAAGGATGTCCGCCTACGTTCACCGACCATCGCTAGGGCTGTGTTACCACAAACTTAACGGTGAATCTACGATGCGGCCGAGGGGATCCTTCGTTTAATGCAACGTTCCTTGTTACACCCTTAATTAGTGACCCCCTGGTTTGTGCATCATCCAGCGTCCCGGAGCTAAGCATAGGGGGTGTTGCTGATAGATGGATGCAGTGTGACTGGCGTACCGACAATCGGGCTGTGAGTTAACCAGGCGTATCCAGACAGTGACTGCACCTCTATCTTGGCTCTCCTTCTAGGCTATCTGCCTAACGAGTCACCTCAGGCCTTCGCGCTTGCCGAATCGGTCCCCGGCGCATCAGCGGCCAACTGAGCCCCATCGAAAAGAGAGGGGGAACTCAATTATTATACACACACAGAATGTCTTTGTAACGTGCTGTGTCATACATAAAATGATCTGATGTCTCAATCATTCGTGAATTCTCAACACTGTACTCATTCAAGTCAATCTCGTATCCAGGGTTTTTATCAATCCGGTTGCGTAGCCAGGCGTCATCGTACCAAATGATTTTGTTATTGGGGTACGCGTAGAAATTTCCATTGTCCATACGAAAAAAATGCGCACACTTATGCTCGGGTGTTTCACTAAAGTTGGTATTAAGAGTTGCTTTGGATTCCCAAGACCAATCCAAAGTGAACATGTAGACGCCTTGATTTTTTTCTCCGCAATAGTTAATTAGCTCTGCACGTAAGTTGGCAAGACGTGAGCGCACCTGTACATCAATGTAGGGAGAGAAGCAATCCCACCACATGCACTCGTTCAACGCAGGGACTAGCGCATCTGGTTTCCAGCACAACGCATGGATCGGGCGACGGGTCCAATTAACGCCATTCTCTAGAAACACCTCAAACAAAGGGACGCGTTTCTCCAGGGATGCAACGGAGTGGACGTCGCAAGGCGTCACCTCGCCATGACCCTGTTTGTGGTTGTATAAAAACTCGTTGCGTATATAGCAAGTGAAGGTTGGTAGGTTGTGGTTGAGATATGCCACAAAAAATCCCGGTTGTTATACCGGGATCCTAGCTTCCTTCCTTGCTCTTGTGAGCACTACGTATTTGTAACGTGAAAGGGGTTTCGACTATTACCCCTAGAGCTGAATTGCTCCACGTGTCAGGATATCACAACACGTGCGTCACTTTTTCTTGGGAGGCACTGCTTTTTTAACGGGTTTTTTGCCTGGGGGCACCGCACCTTTCTTGGAAGGAATAGCTTCTTTCTTGCCGCCTTTTCCAGGGCCTGCTTTGTCAGTAGAAACCATGCCTTTACCAGGCACAAACTTTTTGCCTTCAGCCATAATTAAAAGTATTTCTTAAACCATTATATGGTGTTTATTTATCCTTGTAGCGTTTTGCTACACGAGCAGCACGTCCTGCTTTCTTTGCAGTTTCTGTGTTAGGTACAAACTGTTTACCTTTGCGGCTACCATCTCTTTTCTTTTGGTCGGTCTTTTGACGTTCTTCTTTAGACAGTGATGCCCACGCAGACTCTGGGAGGTAACGCTTGGTATATCCTTTTTGAATTGCTTTGTCACTCGACATCGTTTAAAACCCAATACTCTTGTTCTATATATTTTTTGCAAACTTCATTGTAATCCAAGGCTGCTTCTCTTTCTGTTTTAAATGTACGCGAATGAATAATTCTTCCATTAATGCGAAGTTGCGATTTCCATCGATTCCTAGGTTTAAACCAATGGACACCTTTATACTTACTAGATCCTCGATGACTTCGTCTAGCCAATCGATTATTGCTTGCCGTCGTTGCTACAAGCTCTCCAGAATTGTCTAAAAAATCAACATGATGCACCTCCAAATTCTTGGGATCTTTTTCTGTTTTTAACACATAAATAATTCGATGTACAGAGTATTGTTTTTTATTTATGTTTGTCTTCCAGTAACCTTGTTTATTTTTATAACCTACATTTTTGCCTGCTTTAGTTTTTAAACCGCTAGGAGAGGAGCTGTCAATCACAAAGCGTGCGTTTAAAAAATCAAAATCTAAAGGTAACGTTTCCATGGTTGAATTGCTTAAGCTGCCATTCTATACCATTACTTACTTTCTTTGTATTTCTTGGCGGCAGCTTTAGCTTTGCCACGCTTTTCATATTCGTCTTTTGTCATCCACTTTTCAGACGACCACTTCTCCAAGGACTTCTGTTTTTCTCCCTTTCCACCTTTGTATCCACCGCCAGATTTTTCATATTCCTGAACAAGAAGTTGACTTTTCCTAGCGCTCCATTGACCCTTTTTGCCTCCGCGATCACCTGCCATGATGCGGTCTTTAATCCGCTCGCGTAACTCAGGTTTTGAATACTTGCTATCATCCTGAGGCATCAGGATTATTCTTTTTCTCTTCTATTATTTTACGATACCTACATGGACGCAACAGAGAATCGTCAACGTCACGCTTGGTGATATACGGAAACTCTCGCTCCAGTTGAGCAAAGTACTTGGCTAGGCGCTCTTCATCGCTTTGGGGACTGAGCATCGTTCTTGCTGGAGAAATGCTGCATCAATTCGTCCACCTGTTCCAGGGATTCAAGGCGGCACAGCAAATCGGCAATCGTGTTAACAGTCAACGGATGCTCAGTGCGTGCAGCAAAGGCAAGAGCGTCGCGCAAGCAATTGGAAGCTTGATCGACTGCTTCTTTGACTTGAGTGGAAAGAGCCATTTCAGATTCCTTGGGTTTACGAAGTACAGGAACAATGATCATGTCAATATCGTAGCAACTAATGTATTGTTGCACGATAAAGACAAAAGCCTTGGTGTAATACTACTACCAAGGCATGTGGTTTACTCGTATTCTTCTGACCAAATCCAACCGATCTGGTATTCGTCAAATAAAGGTTCGATGCCCAGAGCGTCCATCAGTTCGTAAATTAAACGCCCTTTACCCAGGCGTTTGCCGTCTGGTGTCTTGATGTTGTCATCCACAACGATCAAGGTCCCAGGGACAATCAGGTTCTTGGCGGCAAATAACTCCTTGAGGTGATGGGCAGCCGGTGCCCAATCATTGTTCCAATCTGTGATATTGTAAGAATCAAGATAAAGAAGATTGACCTTGATGGCGTCGGACATGCCGCCAAGGACTTCAACAGAATCTCCTTCAAATACAGAGGTTTCTGTTGTATTGTCCTTAGCCAACTTACAAGCCTTAGGGTCAATATCAATGGAACAAGCAGTGCCAGTACCACGGCAAGCAATGTAGTTGTCAAACAAAAGCGTCGAACAACCATCGCCTGTGTAGTTGTTTTCTTCTCGGTATGTACCAGTTTCAATAATGTGGGGATTCTTAAATTCGTCTAAGTAATTAAAGATTTGCTTGAAGGTGCTGCCACGGGCTCCCAGCTTGGGATAAACATCTCTAAAGTAACGATCCCAAGAAGTAGACATTAGAGATCAATGCGTGTGTACGATATGTCTTGTGATTGTAACTCGTTTTCGTACTGATCGGCCTCAATAGTTTCTACGTCTAGGAAAGAAAGTCCTTCAAAGCAACCAGTGCGGCAGTCCTCGTCAAACTCAAAATAAAATCTCGTTAAGTTTGATGTCATGGGTGATGCACCAGATCAAGAGGAAGGTGAGGGCAAGCATGGCAATGCGCCCGTTGACACGTTCGGCATACCAGATGTGATCGTCAAGGTTTGTGTGTTGTTTCCAAAACTTGAGGTCAGGGTACTCCTCTCCGAGAAACTTAAGCACTGCTCCAGGGATCCAGGAGACGCAGGAAAGGTACCCTTGAAGACCAAGCCAGAACTTGTTCATTGACGTGACAACACTTCTGTGAAGAAGAGGTAGGCATCCATGCTAATCACAACAAGCATTGCGCCAAGGATCGAAGCAATCGCGTAGTTAAATCCGTCCATACCAATCTGTTGATTCATCTGCTAAGCTAGCAGCAATATACAAAACCGTCCATGGTTGCTAAGATAGATACATCCGATCCTTGGATTAAGGCCAAGGACGAGCAACCAGAAGTTATGCGGTCAATCAATAAGACCGCAGCCAGAATTACGCTTAACGGTAAGAGACACTACACAACGCCGTTACCCACTGGACCTGCGCCGTCTGTAACTACTATCATTGGTGAGACAGCTTCCGAAGCAAATAAACGGAAGCTCGAAATGTGGTCCAAAAATAATCCAGGTGTCAAAGAAGCTGCTGCCGAAAGGGGTACAGCAATCCACTATGGCATGGAACAGTACCTCAAAGGAAATAAAAATCCAGAAATCAAAGAGGATTATGCGGACTTTTGGGCGGGTATGCCAGCAATTCTTGATCAGTTTCAGGAAGTTCTTTGGGCAGAATCCCCTGTATTGGAACGTTTTAATTTTACTATTGGTGCTGATGATGTGGCTCGCGTCTGGGGTTGCGATTCAGAAGGCCGTGCTTGGGCTGGCGCTCCTGACATTATTGCTGTTGCCAATAATAAGCTAACGCTTGCCGATCTTAAGACCAGTGTCAAACCCTACAGCCGCAAGTGGCCTAAAGACTTGGAGAAGGGCTCCCAAGAATGGAGGGATCTGCTTGCTGGCCATATTAAGTTTAAAAAAACATGTAAACAACTTGCCGCCTACGATATTGCTATTGAACAAACTTTAGGAATGCGTGTTCAACAAGCAGCAATCTTGGTATCAACTCCGATTCGCACCCAAGTATTTAAAATTTCCCGCAGATTTTTAGATTCCTTGCGTGATGACTGGTACAAAATTGTAGAAGAATACTATACGCAGGTTGAAAACTGTAATGTCTACGACCCAGATCTCATTTAGAAGTTACGCATCATAGAAGCAAGGCCTCTGGTCATTACCTCGCGTTGACGAGCACGATTACCTTGATCAGCTTGTTTCATCTTAGAACCTTCAAGGCGGCCAAGAAGTGTTTCAAAGTCCTGATGCTCGGCTCGAGACATGCCGCCGCCAACTTCTTTTTCAAAGCGTGCGTCTAATAGTTCTTGTTTCGTTTCGGCGCTAATACCTGACGCGCCTTTGATTGAAGCAAGATCTTTTTCAAATGCAGAAGGTTCTTGCGTAGATTGTTGAGTGGGTGCGCTAGGTTCTGCAGAAAAAAATGCAACAGTACGTGGTGTAACTTGTTGCGTTGTTTCTCCTTGTAATGCACTGCTAAAACTTACGCCTGGCTGAGAAAAACTAGTAGCAGAACGGGTGCTAGCAGGGGTAGAAGAAACAGTACTTGCAGCTTGACGAGGATCAGCTTTTGCTAAATCATTAAGCAGTGTTTCAAAACGTTGAACATTAGCATTTGAAGCGGTTGCAGAAGTTTCTCGCGTGGGAGCGCTGATTACTTTAGGTACTCCGCCAGTAGCAGCCGTACCATCTGAGTTAAGTAGTCCAGGGGTAGTTATGGCTTTAGCAAGATTTTGATAATTAGGATTCTTTTTTGCTAACCTAAGATACGAAAGTTTTTTTGGTGAAAGTGCCATGATTTACGCATATTCCCTTACATTAATAATACTATTTGTAGGCTAAGGATTTAAGGTGGGTACTAGCCTATTGGTCTTTGGTAAGATAATGGCCTACAACCCCAATGGCAAGATGGAGTGCAGGAAGCGCCTGGCATGGACAATCGCGTGTGAGCGGGCGGTTGTCACAAAAGAAGACGCTATTACGTTATACAACAAGATGATGAAAGAATTTGAATCGATGGATAAGCGCTCTGCATACAAAGAACGTGAGTCTAGTGAGACCCAAAGATCTTAATGTTGTTTTGATGGGCTCCACGAGTTGGGGACCGTAGGATAAAGGGACACACAACCAGGCCCTCCCCACGATGGACATCAACATCGGCACGGGTGAGTGGATGAATAGTCTCATGAGTCGCATGACAAGTGCGATGGATGGGGACTGTTTTTATCTGCCCACACTTATGCACCTCCATGCCTACAACATCCTGAAGGAGGACTTTTTCCCGGAACGAACCTTTAAAGTAGAAATCAAGAATTCGGTGGACGCATGACAAATCACTCCATTAAGCCAGGCGAAATTCGCCTCGATCTCATCCCGCTGGATTGGCCTCTCACTCCGCTCGGTGGCAACAAAGATCCTTACATCCAGGGATGGCAGAACAAACCCTTTAGTGTCAAAGAAATTGAAGAGGAGCTAGCAACAGGTGACTGCAAAGCGATTGGTGTACTTGGTGGTCCTGTCTACAATCACCCCTTTGGTTTGGTCTGGGTTGATGTTGATGGTCCAAGCGTATACTCCCTCGTCGAACAGATCAGTGGAGTCCCCCTCCAAGATGCGCTGCCTGCCACCCTTACCGTCTTCAGCGGTAAAATCGGCCGCGAACGCAAGCTCTACAAACTAGATCGGGAGAAACACAAGCATTTCCTCCGCAACAAATACGTCTGGCACGCAGAGGAAGATAAAGAAAAGCTTGAGATCCTGTGGAAGCGGCACCAAGGTGTGTTGATGGGTGTACATCCGGAAACGGATGGGTATTACACAGGAAACAACCTTGGTTTTGAGTGGGCCAAGGATCTGCCTGAGCTGCCGGATTGGATCCTGAATAGCATCATCACCAAGAATGCCAAGCTAGGGAAGCCATCCCAGGAAACATCACGGGTTATTGGTCCCACGTTTGCTATCCAATCCGTTGTTGGCCTTGATCGGGACATCAAGCTTGCTACGGAAGCAACTTGGGGTATGCCTCCAGAAGCTACTGACGACTATGACATCTGGATCATGGTTGGTCAGACGCTTCATTCGTTGGATGAATCGTTGCTGGACGTATGGGATGAATGGTCCAAACAATCCGATAAGTACAAAGAGGGTGAATGCCATAAGCGTTGGCTTTCCTTTAGCCGGAATGGTGGTCGTGGGATTGGTTCTCTAATTCATGCTGCAAAGGAGTATGGGTGGGTTCAGTCTGAAGACCATCGTGTTCAAAGTGTTGATGATGAGACAATAACCGCTGTATCTGAAATTCTTCCTCAACTTGAACAGGACATTGCAGCCCACATGGAAGCACTTGTTGAATTGGTAGATCCTTCTGCACGTAGCGTTCAATCGACAACGACTCCGGTGTCATGGAACTCCAGCAAGAAAGAAGACTCAAAAAATGAAAAGCCGAAGAGACTGCCATCGAGCGTCATCGCGGATCAGGTCTTCGCCATGTTCAACGGAGATCTCCGGTTTAGTCAACCTCATAATCAATTCTTTTTATACGACAAGCGTAAAGGATTATGGGAGCGTATGACCAGGGTAGAGATGATGGGCTCCATCCGGGCAAAAATGCAGTATCTTTCCACCACCGATTGGCTGCCCAACGGTTTTACGCAAAACCTGCTGGAGGACATCTACAAGCAGCTCCAGTCCATGATTCCGTTTGATGAGTGGTATGACGGTGCTGAATACCTGCTCTTCACCAACGGTGTATTAGAAGTAGCGACCAGGGAGCTGCATGCTTTCCGTCGTGATTTTTATATGACGCAACAGATGCCGTATGAATACGACGCATCGGCTACTTGTGAAGACATTATTAAATGGCTGAAGCACACCCAACACAATTCCTGGAATCGTACCCAGGTACTTAGGGCATGGCTGCGGGCAACACTGCTTGGTTGCTACGAGATTCAGAAGTTTGTTGAGATTGTGGGTCCTGGTAAGTCAGGTAAATCGACCTATGCAAACCTGGCGGTAGCACTGGTCGGCAAGAGCAATACCTACTCCACAGACTTTGAAAATATGGAGAAAAACAGATTTGAAGCAGCGGCTTACATGGGTAAAAAACTCCTGTTGTTCCAGGATGCTGATCGTTGGGGTGGCTCCGTATCCAAACTGAAAGCAATCACGGGTGGTGACTGGATTCGTTCTGAGCGTAAGTACCAGGGGGAGACGTTAGATCCTTTTCAGTACCACGGGATGGTCATCATTACTGCTAATGAAGCCATTCAGTCCACTGACTACACCTCTGGTCTTGCCCGCCGTCGTCTCACCATTCCATTCGATCGTCCGTTCACGGGCGCACAACATGAACAAAAAGAACTGATCAAGTTTGATGCCAAGGGGAATCCGCAGGGAATCTTTTCTCCTTTGCTGCCAGGGCTTGTGAACTGGCTCCTGGACATGTCGGAAGAAGACATGCGTTCCTACCTGATGGAAACCGCTAAGCATGTTGATTTCTTCCAGCGGTATGAGAAGGAGCAAAGCCTGCGTTCAAACCCTGTACTCGATTGGATGGACAAGCATCTGGTCTTTGATCCGGGTGTAAGGTCGGTCCTTGGTATCTGTAAAGCGGCACAAGGAACCAACAACTACTACAACAACTGGAACCAATGGTTATATCCCAGCTACGCTGAGTTCTGCCGTGGTACCAACATTGGTTCTGTTGGTCGTGGTCGTTTTGAAGTGCTCTTCTTTGATATCTGTAAACACCAGCTCAAGATCAATGTATTCTCCAAGAAGACCACCAAGGGTTTACAGATCTTTAATGTGGCAATCAGGGAGTCCAACCCAACCAAATATGAGAACTACCCATCGGTTGTAGAGGTGGCCGCTAATCCTGAAAAGTATGCACCTATGTATGGGGTTGATCCAACAATGGATAATAATGCGATAATTAATGAACCTGTAGAAGTACCGTGAGCAACGGCTGTCACCTTATTTTAGATTTATACAATTGTCCAAAGCATCTATTGGACGATTACAGGTATCTGGAAGAGATGCTTCAAACTGCTGTGCGCATGTCGGGAGCATCTCTTTTGCGGATAACTGGTCATAAATTTGAACCTGAAGGAGTTACCATCCTTGCTTTGCTTGCTGAATCACACGCAAGCATTCACACGTGGCCGGCTCAACAGTATGCTGCGGTTGATTTGTACACATGCAACCCAGATGGCGTAAGCGCAAAAAAAGCTGCTGATTTTATCAAGCACAAGCTACAAACAAAAGAAGTAGAAGAACTTGAAATAGAACGCAAAGTGCAAAAATAAAACTTAAAATGTAAAGGCAGCGGTGCGCTAACACCCTGCCCACGGCAACCACTTGCACTGGTCACATGAGTATTCTAAATGATTGCCCTGGAGAGGGCTACAAGCTTTGCCGCAAAGGTCTGCACCAATACAATGCGGATCTGAAACGCTGCCCTGAGTGTCACAGGGAGTGCAGGCGCCAATGGTACGAGCGGAACGCTGAGCAACGGAAAGAGCGCAATCGCCAATGGTACAAGCAGAATACTGAACGACACAAGGAAAACAACCGCCAATGGCGAAAACAAAACGCTGAACAACAAAAGGAGTACAAGCGTCAATGGCGAGAACAAAACGCTGAACGACAGAAAGAAAAAGACCACCAATGGTACAAGCAGAATACTGAACGACACAAGGAAAACAACCGCCGATGGCGAGAGCAAAATCCTGAGCGACAAAAGAAAAACGACCGCCGATGGCGAGAGCGAAACCCTGAAAAAGTCAATGCCTTTGGAGCAAAACGGCGAGCAGCCAAGAAGCAAGCTATCGCTGCCTGGGCTGACCTAGACGCTATCAAACAGATTTACTTCAAAGCAGCCGAACTAACAAAATCGACGGGTATTCCGCACCAGGTAGATCACATCTACCCACTCCAGAGTGACTACATGTGCGGACTACACGTGGAAATCAACCTGCAAATTATCACCAAAGCTGATAATGTCACCAAAAGCAACCGAACTTGGCCTGGTCAACTCGACTGCCAAAAGGGTTCTGTTTACGATAGATTCGATAAAGAACTAACTAACTTGTTAAATGACCAAGAAAACTAAAATTCTTTGGGTGGCAGATTTTGTTGCTTTTACTGGCTTTGGGCGTGTGTCCGGAGCCATTCTGCCCAGGCTTAAGGACGACTTTGAGTTTGTTGTTCTTGCATGCAATTATCATGGAGATCCATGTGAGGAGCAAAAGGATTTTAAAATCTATCCTGCTTCCAATCGGTTCCAGCAAGAACCGTTTGGTTCACAACGTATCCGTGAGCTGGTTCAGAGGGAGCAGCCTGACATTGTTTTCAGCCTTAACGATCCATGGATAGTGGCGGAACAATATCGTCAAATACAAGATCTACATCAACAAAACAAGTTTAAGTTTGTTGGCTATCTCACCATGGATAGCTACAACTGGATTGGAGGAATTGACCCTCACGTCAATGAGTGGGATGCATTAATTGCATTTACAGAATTCGGTGCGCATGAGTTTGTGAAAGGTGGGGTGCGTAAACCAATTGCCATTATTCCCCACGGGCTCGACAAAGAGCTGTTCTATCCAATGGACAAAGCTGACTGCCGACGCAAGTTGGGCCTTAAAGAAGATTTGTTTATTGTGCTGAACGCAAATCGCAATCAATTTAGAAAGAGGATTGATATCACCATCAAAGCATTTGCTCAGTTTGCAATAGGTAAACCAGAAGCGCAACTGTATTTGCACATGGGAAGTCGCGATCAAGGCTGGAGTGTAATGGATCTATTTGGTCGTGAAATGTCAAAAGTTGGCCTTGATCCTAATGGGCGGATCATCATGACTTCTCCAAGTGAAGGCCCTCCGAATGTATCAGTGGAAATGCTGAACATTATTTACAACGCCTGCGACGTAGGCGTAAACACAACTAAAGGAGGCGGATGGGAGCTTGTTAATTTTGAACATGCAGCGTGCGGTGTGCCTCAAATTGTTCCAGATCATACAAGTACCAAAGAAATCTTCGAAGGCTATGGAGAGCTGATTAAAACTGAACACGTTGATGTGGACGTCAACTACGCACGAGAGATGCCCTGCCCATCCGCTGAGCACCTCACCGAGATCCTCAATGCCCTGTACCACGATCCGGAGCGTAGGCGGCAAGTAGGGGATGCCTGCTACCAGCGGGTGACAGATCCGCAGTTCTCATGGGATACGGTTGCGTCTCAGTTTGGCGGCATCTTCGAGGACGTCATGAATCAAGTCGATCACTCAGTCTCAGATGAGATCAGTGAGCAGCCAAAGCGGAAACCAAAGCGTCGCAAGAGTCCCAAACGAGAATTAGCCAGTTTGCACAATTGATGAGATTGTCACAAGCCCCAGGCCTCCACGTCAGTGGGGGCTTTTTTATGGCCTGAAAAGGTGTCAAGAGTGCGTCTAACACGAGACGAATGTGAAAAGGGAGAAGAGAAAGGTGGGACTCTGGTGATGCAACCATCCTTATGGGCGCAAAAATTGGTGTGACAAGGCGGATCTATAACCCTATATAAGCAATACGACAGTTTCACGAAAGTGTCGTAGTTTCTCAAAGTGAGAAAGGGATGAGACAGTAGATACGTGATGCAACAGAGCTAATGCGACACTTTCTGCAAGTTGTCGTAAAACCTTATATAAGAAAAATAGAGTGCTTGCAACACCTATTTTTGCCCTTTTTCCGCCCTGTTTTACGTGACAACCCCTGCTATGCTGTGTCAACACCCCATCCCTGGCATTGATGGCCCGTACTTACCAAGAGATGCTGCCGCTCTGGTGGCTGCAAGAACAGGTGGAACTCTCAGACGACTACCCGTCAGGTTTGGTGTGGCGCTCAGAGGGGCGCTACCACAAGCCCGGAGAGATGGCAGGTACCCAACGGTCAGATGGGCGTTACTACTACGTCTTCCTGGCGGGCACCCGCTACACAGCGCATCGGATCGTCTACTACCTACGCACAGGTGAGGATCCTGGTACTGCTGACGTGATGCACGGTGCCGACAACCCCACTCGTGACAACCGCCTTGAGTTGACCTTGTTTCAACGCAAGCCCAAGCCTGCACCTAAGTGGCGGAGGCGCGTACGAAACGCAGAAGGACAGCTTGTGTACAGCCATCTCGCCAAAGACGGCGTCTCCGTTAGGCAACTCGAGCGGGAACAAGGCATCAAAATTGAGGAATGACATGGCTAATAACTTGAATCGCATGTTGGACATTGCTAAATCACGCTCTGGTTTTCGCCATGTACCCAACATTGAAAGCCTCTCTTCTCAACAACTAGAAGCACATGGCTATTACGTGGGTTTTCCATGTGTCTATGGCCATCGAATACGCGATACCAGCCAGCATTGGTGCTATGACTGTGTGCGCAAGATCCAAAGCAACAACTGTGCTTTTGACTTGAACTATGCCCATGCAGCGTACAAGACACGTCTTCTGATGATCTGGAAGCAGATCTCGGTTGGGCACTTTGAAGACTGTTGGGAAGCTCCGTCTCTTGTTAACGCTCGCATTCGGTTCCCTTCGTACCGTTCTGTGGGTGACAAACGTCTTTCGGATAACATCTCAGCCCACAAGGTGATTTACCAATGCACCTGGGGGGATGTCGGCAAGATGTTTGTGACTCGTCTGTGCAAAAACAAAGCGTGTCTCAACCCTCTCCATATGGTCTCAAGTTGGAACCGCACGTTCCCACCGGAGGTCATTCATCCGTTTGATTATGAGTTCAACCCTGAAAAACTAATGTACGCAGCACGGAATCAAATGCGTGAGGAACCAGAGCAGATCATAGAAAAACAATACAAAAGCACAATTCAACATCCGTTGGTAAACAAAAATACCCCGGATTATGATGAAGATAAGGCCATGTGTTACGAACCATATGTCGAGGAGTGCACTTAGTCAGTCGCAACGCACCCAAAACGACCCATTACTACTCGGTACGTTTAGCCAGACTACGCTGCGCTATTTGAAGGGGACGCTTGGCGCTCAATACAAGCCCATTGGACGTGCTGATACACGGCAAATTTCTAACGGTGGCATTGGCGGCGGTACTTACAACCATTGGTTCCAAGTTAATTTGACGGAACCTGCTTGGATTATCTTGACAAAAGGGCCGCCGCGCCCTAAGTACATTCAAGTTTCTGCATACGATCTTAATAAGACTCCGATCCAAGGTGATCCTATTTTTGGCGCGGATTCTGTTACAACGCAAACCAATGGAACAATGTATATCCCGTATTTAGATACGGTGATGAGTGTTCAATCTGATCTTTACAACACGTTTGATCGTTTACGGCTTGATCGTGGTGATGATCGCTACTACCCCCTGGAAACCGGTAGTTATCTCATCTGTGTCTCATCAACACGCAATGAACCACTTGCGTATGAGCTTGGTGTTGTCATTGAGTTTCCAACGGATGAAGCCTTCTTTGAGCTAGAAGACCTTGATGGCAGTGTTTGTTTGCAAGAAACCGAAATTGATGCGCCAAACATTGATAGTCCTGTAACCGTCGATACGCTTATTCCTATTGGCGCTAATGCTTTTACTGAAACAAGCTGCACGATTAACTCTGGCGTGACCGTTACAGTATCAGCCGGTTCAACATGGTATATCGGTGAACGCATCCCAAGTGATACATTCGATGATTATAAAATTCTTCTTGAGGTAGGAGATGATGCGTATTACGACACAATACACGATCACTCCTTGTCAGAATGGCAGAATGCATGGGAGAGGGAGCATCAAGACACTGAGCGTTTCCCTGAACTCTTTGTTCCTCTAACGAACAGGCCATGATTAAATTTTTGTTAAAGCTGTTTAAAAAACCTGTAGCAAAACATTCGCCCGCATTGGCTTGGGCACAGTATTGTATTAGCAATCCAAGTGCCCTTGAGTGTCGTTACTATGACGTCTGAAGAAAAACAAAACGAAAAACAATCTAAAGATTTAAAAGAAAATCCCAGAATCACTGAGGCGACTCAACGTGATTGGGATGATTTTTTTGCAGCACAAGAAGACAATATCTTTGATCGATAGTAGGCAATTTAGAATACAAGAAATGGAATATAACCATGGCTCACCTTAACCAGTACTTTGAAACTGCGCTTGTTATTCATGCTGCAGCTTCTGCGATCTGCGCTCTTACGCCGACCCCTTCCGATGACAAGCTTGTCGGTAAGCTCTATAAATTAATTGAGATTGCAGGCTTTGTCATTGGTCGCGCCAAGCAACGCTGATCAATCGGGCAGCACTTGCGTCCAGAAGACGACGCCACCCTGTTCTTCTACCCAATCTCTTGTTTCATATGCGTGTTCCCTTGGTAGGGTCGCGCATTTTTTTTCGTCACCTATCTGCCAGCACAAGTTGATGCGCGTGGGCTTATCCTTATGTTTCTTCACATTAATAATCCCATCGGACGCGAGGTTTTCCTGGTCGAATTCCAAGGTGGCAAAATCCTTTTGGTGCTCCATAGCCTAATGAGTACGGCCAATTTCTGTCACACCATTCTTGCACAGCATAGATCCCAGCGCCTTCTATGTAGAAGTCAACAGCACCTTTGGACGGTGCATCATAAGTGTGTTCGCTGTTTTTGGCGCCACCTACTTGTGTATTGATGGGTTCTGGACGGGAAGCACTGGTGATGATCAGCGGTTTGTTGCCAAATTGTTTGCGGACTTTCTCCAGGAATAAACAGAGTTCTTTTGCTGTGTCGCATTGGTATTGCTTGGTAAAACGACGTTTCTCCTGGTTGAGAGTCAACTCACCATACGTAATGTTAGGCGTGATCTTGTAGTTGAAAGGGCTCCAAGGATTAAAGTTATTGCTGTGTGGATCAGCAGGATCTTGTTTAGTGCCACTGCTTTGCAACTGGCGATCCATGATCTGGATCAACTTGGTCGCGTAATCGGGGTCAGTTGCGTACCCTTCCTTGACTAAAAGTTGTGCACATTCATTCCGTGACTGCGCACGGTTAACACCTTTGAAGCGACCAAAATCTTTGTACCAGCGATCTACAAGGTATGTGACACAGGTTTCAAGATCAGGAAAATCAAGGAAGCCAGCTTTGATTGTGATCCACTTTCCGTTGATGAACTCTTGTGTGTTGACACTGGTACCAGATCCTTTCAACCCAAAGTAGTTGTTTTTACCCGATGTGTGCTTACCCCACCCTGATTCAAGTGCCCACTGCGCGCTAACGCATTCCGGGAATTTGGCGCCAGCTTGTTTTGCTGCTGCGTAAACACCGTCCCAAGTGTTGTCTACTTCTAAAAAAGGTTTAGGTTCAGGCTTGGTTCTGTACTTAGACGCAAAAGTGTCAAGGGTCTCTGGCGTAAGAGTCCCCTGGAGCCAATTCCATGCTTCAATTTGATGCAGTTCTTCGGTAAAAAACTTAGCTGCATCTGTGAGTTTAATAGACATATCGACCTAAAGCGTTGTTACAACTTTAGGGCAGGTCTATTTACTTGCTTGGTGTCACATAACCAAGGCTATAAGGAAGTGGAGGAAGAGGATCGGGTACTTTCCAGGGGAGACCAAGCTCTCGCGTAGGGTGTAAAAGCTCTTGCATTTGAGACGTCAACTCAGCTTCAATGTTTTTAACAACATCTGAACCAAGAGCATCTTGGCACCAACCCTTTGCTGTTTCCTTGTCAATGTGCTGATAAGGAACCCAAGATTCTGGCTTGGCAGGAGAAAGCTCAACAACACCAGATTCACTAACGGTGTGTTTACCTTCTACTTGGTAAGCAATCCAATGAATAGCCGTGACTTCTCCACCAGGGTAAGACAAGCTATCGGGTAGCTTCCTTTCTAGATTTTTAATCCCCCACTTTGTTACTGTCATAAATTATTCAACAATCTCTGTTTCTGTAATAGGAGCTTCTTCTTGTTTCTCAGTAGAAAACTCAAGGGTTTCGAGTAGTTGGCCAATGAGGTTGCCAGCAAAAGCCACAAGGTTGCCGTCACCAGTGGCACGTGCAGCGCCAAAAGAATTGATAGCGGAGATTAGCTCAGCTTTAGTGCAAGCCATAACGAAGCAATAACTTCAAAAAGTATAACAAAAATCACCAGGGGACACCAGCAGAAGAAGTTGGGTGCAGTTTGGCTTGAATTTGATTGTGCAGTGCTTCTTCAATTGAAACAACTTGATCAACACCAAGTGCTGCCAAAGTCCAGTTCACTACTTCTTCTTTGGTGAGTTCACTGAAAGGAGTGAAGTTATCAGGGTCGGGCTCACCAAGACCAATGCTGCCATAACAACCGGCAGTTTCACCGTCTTCTTCCAAGGATGCAGTCCAATGGACGGTGTATACAGCGCCATCAGGGCATGTGTCACCATCAGGAAGATGACGTTCGAGGTTGACAATATCCCAAACAGTATTAGCCATAATCAATGATATTTTTTCTTATTTTACAACTTAGGTGTTTTGGCCGCCCAGGTCACCTTTGATCTGATACCATGAAAAAAGGGCGGTCGTTACCCGCCCTTCACACCAAACATGGATAGCTTAGCACCAGGGGACTCGCTTGTCGTTCGCACTTGGAATGACACGCCTATTGCACGGCGCAGTATTGACGGCTACGTCAACGCAACCGCCATGTGCAAAGCCAATGGTAAACGGTGGACCAAGTACCGTGAGTCCGACCGCGCCGCAGAGTATTTGGAGGCTCTTTCAACCGAAGCCCGAATTTCGGTCCACGCTTTGATTGAGTCCCGAACGGGAGGTGCCGATGGAGGCGAGACATGGATTCACCCACGAGTTGCTGTTGATCTTGCCCGTTGGGTCAGTCCCTCTTTCGCTGTTTGGATGGACGGATGGCTATTACAAGAATTAGAGCGTCAATCACAACAAAAAACAGAACCGCAGCCCTCTCAGCCACAAATCTCTGGCACCAACGTACTAAATCTACTAAAAGAATCGGCTGACTTCATCAAAGAGCTTGGCTGCTTTGATGATCGTGATAAAATTCTGTTCTCTGATTTAGCACGCAATAATGCTATGCGTGTCAATTCTGATTTTCTTCTTCCTCCAGGGGATGAAGAGATGACAATTAGTGATGCATATCTAGAAGTGTTTCAAGAGCGCTTGGCGCGTAGCAAATCCAGTGCTATTGGAAAAACTGTAGCAAATGAGTATCGCAAGGAGTTTAACCAAGAACCGCCAACACGTATTCAATACGTCGACGGCGCACCAAGAAAAGTCAAAAGCTACCAGAAAAACTGGTTAATTAAAACATTGTCCATTATTGGAAAATAAAAAAGGCCCCGTAAAGGGGCTTTCTTTTTGGATGTGATTAAAGAAGGTGACTACGAGAACTGGCGGCGGTAGTCTTCAATCCATTCTTCGCCCATCAACGCCACCAGCTCTGCGCGGGTGAGGTTGTGGATCGATTCAAGGCAGGCTGTAAAACGCCGCTCATTCTCCTCTGGTGTAATTTCTTCAGGCATCGCAGTGAGTAGGGCTAAGAGGGCTGGCTGGCTTCTATGTAAGCCACGATGGCTTTCAATTCAGCAAGCGTGGCGTTGTTCTTGATCATGTTGGCTCGCATTGAGATGACTGCAATGTTGCCGGGCACATACCCCTTGCTGTTGTCGATACGATCCAGGCTCGGGGAGTTCTCCACTTGATCGCGGTTTGACCTGCCAGCGCCAACACGAGCGAACAGTGGGATGCCCAACACCGGACAGGTTTCGGGAATCTCAATGTCGTCCTTCGTGATGGTGCAGTCCAGCCCGGCAATGCGAGCCCGATTGCGAGCTGCGTAGACCATCTTCTGCCGTGGATCCAGCTCCATGTACTTCTGCATCTCGCACTGACGGCAGCGTGAAATACGAGGCACACCGAGCATGTCCTTCTTTGCCCGCTTGACTTTGTAGAAGTCAGTCTGCGGTTTGTGCTCCTTGCAGATATTGCACTGACGGAGCGCGGGACACGTCATCACCATGTGCTGATTGCGGTGCGCTTCCATGTGTTCGTGGCAGTGCAGACATAGACGTAATTAGCATCCCAGCATATCTCGCCAGCTACGCCAGTATCGGTAGCCGATGCCGGTGTTTTTGCCGTCGCAATTCTGATGCGATTGTCGTTTACTTGTAAGAGTGATCCGCCAGACTGCGAGAACGTGCCAACTAACAACCTGCCGGAGCTGTCGATGCGGGCGCGTTCGGAGCCACTGCGTGTTGTTGTATTAGCTGCCGTGTGGAAAGCAATTACATTAGCTGCATTTACTTCTCCGAACCAGCCGCCTATATGTAAATTATTGGCCGTTGAGCTTCCTTCGCCGCCAATCAGTCCAAAGCCTTCAGGTTCAGTTGCAGATGCATATTGTTGTGCAGCAATAGATGCAAATTTCGTCGTTGCATCTGCCTTGGTATTTCCAATGTAAAAGTTAGGAATAGTCGACGATACCAAGTCAAGTCCTGTGCTGGGACTTGTGGTACCGACGCCAACGTTGCCTGTGGCGTTCAGGACAATCCCAGGGCTATCTGTAGTGTTGCTGCTAATTCTGCGGCCAATTTCTAAACGGTCGGATCCACTATCTCCCGCGATGTAATAAAACCTCCCTGTAGACTCAATGCCGATTCTGGATCCGCCGGTACGTGCAATAGCAAGATCACAAGAACCAGCAAAAGTTCCTGGGCTACTAGTCCCCAGACCTACCTTCCCGTCGGAAAGAATCACCAGGCTATCAACTGGTGCGCTGCCGTTGAAGCTGACGGCTTGCGTTACGCCTGCAGTGCCGGCGCCTTTGAACCGGAATCCGCCACTGGAGTCCAGGCGCATGCGCTCGGCACCTGCTTGCGAAAAGATTAAGGCTCTAGCTACAGTTTTTGTACTGTCATTAACATCAATAGTTACGTCACTATTTTCTGTCGCTTTGATGTCCAGTCCCGTACCAGCATAGGTTACACCTGCCCTAAATTGAACGGCTCCGCTGGTTCCATCAATGTGGACAGGATGCTGTGGAGAGCTGGCGCCGACCCCTACATTTCCATTCGCGTCAATGAAGAGTTTCCCCGTGCCATTAGTCGAGATGGCTACTTGGTATGCGCCGGGGGAGTAAATGCCGGTGTTGGGATCTGAAGCAAAACTAATCGATGGAGTTCCTGAAGTACCTAATGCAAAAACACCCGATGTAATGGTATAAACACCACCGCTAATATTGGTAAAAGTGCCGCTAGTAAAGTTTGCGTTTCCACCAGTGACAGTAGCACCTGAAATTTGAGTAGTAAAAACACCGGATACAAAATTAGCAGTTGCGCCAGAAACAGTACCGGTTACCGTTACGTTTCCTGTAAAGGTTGGATTTTGGACTAAACCAGAAATTGTAACGCTTTTATCAATACCAGCATCGGTAAAGGTAATTGTATCAACCTTGATAGTGCCGTACGCCATTTTGTTGTCTCTTTTTGTCTATTTTAACTGAAAGAATCAAGGCAGGATAATCAATGGACCTTTAATAATAAAACCGCTTGCATTACCGGAAACAACACCAGAACACACAAAAGCAGGTGTTGCGCCAGATGCTGTTGTAATCGCTAGTGTGCTTCCAGTAATCGAATTAAATACACCGGTTGTTGCTTGGATTGTAGTCCCTGTAATTGTTGTGCCACTTAGGGTGCCAGTTACTTGTACACCTGAGGTAAACGTACTGGAACCAAGGACGCTAAAGTTACCAGAAACAGTAGTGTTTGTGAAGGCAAGGTTAGTTGCCGAAAGAGTCTGAAAAACACCTGTTGTTACATTGATTGTTGTGCCTGTGTACGTAGAACCGCTAAGAGATGTATAAATACCAGACGTACCCTGGATCGTATTACCTGTGACTGTTGCCCCAGAAATACTTGTTGTGAAAACTCCTTGTTGACCTGTTAAATTTGTAAATTGACCGGTATTACCGCTAATTAATTGCCCTGATAAAGAAGTTGTAAAAACACCAGTAATACCGGTGAGCGAACCAAACGCACCCGTGGCACCGGTGACGGTAGCTCCACTTACTTGAGTAGTAAATGTACCGCTAATTCCATTGACGATGCCAAATAAACCTGAAGCACCTGTAATAGTTAAGCCAGATATATTGCTAGTAAAAACACCAGATACACCAGACACAAATGTTGCATTGACATTGTTTCCGGTAATGGTCGCCCCAGAAAGTTGTGTTGTATAGACTCCAGAAACACCTGAAATTATTGTGTATTTTCCGGTGTCTCCTGTAATGGTTTGCCCTGACAGAAGCTCAGTAAAAACACCTGAAATACCAGAGACGTTACCAAAGGCGCCCGTATTTCCTGTTACAGTTGCGCCCGAAACCCTGGAGGTAAACGTACCGGATGCACCAGTAATGTTTGAAAAAAGTCCTGTGTTTCCGGTAATTGTCGCACCCGAAAGCTGCGTTGTATAAACTCCAGATACGCCAGTAACAGTTGTAAATTGAGCCGTAGTTCCTGTAACCGTTGTTCCAGAAAGCGTGCCGGTGACTTGAACACCACTTGCAAATTGACCGACGCCAGTGACAGTTAATCCGCTTGCAACAGAGAGGTTGCCACTGACATTAAGAATGGGAGTACCAAGAGCTTGGAATGTACCTGTCGTTGCGGAAACAGTGTTACCAGTAATTGTTGCGCCGCTTAGAGCGGTAAAAACACCACTGGTTGCAGACACAGTGGTTCCTGTGATTGTTGCGCCAGATAAGGCTTGGTAACGGCCACTGGTAAATAGTGCTGTTGTACCTGTTGCAGTCTCTATTGTTACGGTAGTTGCATTAACTGTTGTGCCTTGAAGAGCATTGCCTGTAATTGTGGCTCCACTGATGGTGCCACTGACTGTTGCATTATTTTGAACGATGATGCCACTGAACGTTCCAGTGCCAGACGCTGTTACGGTATTGAAAGTGCTACTACCAGAGACAGATAAGTTACCAGCAATGTCAATGTTGCCACTGATGGTTTCACCGCTGATATTTGCGTAGTACTGATCAAGATATGAACGAAACTGCGTAAAGGTAATTTTTTTGTTGCGCAGTGTCGGGTCCACCTCAAAAACGTGAACCAAAGTAAGTAGATCCTGCTCGTCAATATCAATCCCGCTAATGGCGGGAAATTCTGAAATCCTACGGTTTGACACCTACTTTACTGCGCAATCCTTTGTATCAATTATAGGTCTGCTTATTTAGCGCATCTTAATCTCAACACGGGGCAAAACATTGGATAATGCGTTCCAAGTCCATTGAATTCCTGTTACAATTCCACAGGAAAGCAACAGTACCAAAAGGACTTCTGCGACGGTCAGATTACGACGCAAATAAATGACTTGCGGCGGTTGAGGCTGCTGCTGTTGTTGGATGGCTGCCTGCTGAGCAATGGTTTGTTGAATGGCAAGTTCCCTGGCACGAGCCTTTAATTCAGCCAATTGTTCAGGCGTGATTTGATTCTCCATTTGCGGAGGCATTGACATTGGCGGTTGACTGGTAGGAATTTGCTCTTCCATGGTCACAAATTGTTTTCTCACAGATTAGCATCTAAACAAAGCGTGTGAAGGTATGCAGTACGGACTTCGTAAAAGTTTGGAAGACATTGCGCATGAACTAAAAGGAATCAGAAATATCCTTGGCTCCATGTGGCATTCCCGCTATTCCAACGGGGAAACAGACGTCTTGAGTCCCCAGGCTTTTGCCGATGAATACATCTCGACCGAAGAATGCGGTAGGCGACTTGGTGTCTCAGATCAAACCATCCGTAACTGGATGTCCATTGGCAGGAAACAACCAGGCAAAGGCTGGGTAGAAGGCATTCATTATGTCAACGTCTCCCCTGATCCAAAAAAGAAAGCAGTCTTACGAATCCCTTGGAACCAACTAATTCAATCCTTTTCTAAAAACCCAGAAATTTTGACGGTTGATCTTAACCCTCAACGTCAAGATCGCAAACCAATGTACCAGAAAACGTGGGATCCTGCTGAGAATGGCGCACCGTTTTAATGGTATTGATATCGATGCAGTGACCGTAGAGAACCATGCGGACCTGCTTCCGGAATCCTTGGTCAGACAAGTAGAGATGTTTTTGCCGCCTAGTGGTTCCTTTGATGATGGGTGCCTACGTCGTTACTTGGAAAACTTAAAAAATTATGAAGAAGAAGACGCCAATTCTGGCATGACTCTTGCCAACAGATTGCGTCTTGCTTTCTGTGATTTACAAGCAGATACGATCTGCGGTAAATTCCCCCAAGCTGAATTGCCTCTCAAGAGGAGACTCCGTTGCGTTGCCGAGTATTTGATCCGCTCTGGAGAATTTGATAAGGTAAGGGATGACTTTGGTAAGCTCGTCAAAAAACGCGGTGTGCTTGGCAAGCTGGTTGTTATGTACCAACCAACGCCAAAGCTTTTAGAATCTTTAAACCGACAAGGATTGTTGCAGAAATGAACCGACGTGAAAAATTAATTGCTTCTGTGATCGGCCCAGAGATGGACGAAACAAAAGCCAGGATGCTTGATGCAACAGTCAAGTTGATGCTTGGTGATATGGGCGAGTACTACGTCAAGATGTGGGAGGCAGAAGGCCCTGGCGTGATGTGTTTTCAACCCACGGCTGAACGCACGATGTTCTTTTTGACACTCAAAGAATTACATGCGGCTCAGGAAGAAGAAGAACGCAATAACAACGGCGATCTTGCTGAAACTTTTAGGCGTATTTTATCTGCCGCTCAAAAAATTGACCCACAGGAAAAGGCTGGGTATTTAATCAATGATGGTGCCGGTATTCGGTACTGTGAGGTGGACTATTCTGAGGTGCAAGAAAGGAAATGAGCAATGTCTATTACACGTATGCCTATCTTAGAAGAGATGGCACTCCTTATTACATAGGAAAAGGGAAAAAAACGCGTGCATACGATAAAACGCATTCTGTAAAAGTACCTTCTAATAAAAAAAGAATTTTAATACTCAAGAAAAATTTAACAGAAAAAGAAGCCTATAAACACGAACGCTACATGATAGCTGTGCTAGGAAGAAAAGATAATGGAACAGGCATTCTTAGAAATCTTACAAATGGAGGTGAGGGAAACGATTATTGGCGAGGTAAAAAACGTAGCGCAGAAGACTGTTTTAAAATGCGTTTAGCACGATTAGGCAAAAAAATGCCAGAAGAAACAAAACATAAAATCAAAAACGCTCTCTTGACATCTCCAAAAAAGAAAAGAATTCCGATAACGCTTCAAAATGTAACAACTTTAGAGGTAAAAACTTTTGTAAGCCAATCTGAAGCAGCACGTGCATTGGGGGACTGGCAAGCAAATATAGGAAAACTATATAAAGGCGAAATAAATACCGTAAAGGGCTGGAGGCTTTATGCTCAACCTCTTCAAGTAGCGGAGCAATGAGTAACGAAGGGCTTCAACGTACATCGAACCGACGAGAAGGTATTGAGCTGATCACAAGCTCAGATCTGATCATTGCTGCAAACGAACTAATGGGTGGCATCACACTGGATGTGGCCAGTTCCAAGGTAGCCAATGAATTTGTTGGCGCCGAAAACTTTTACACACCAGCGGATGATGGACTAAATGCCCAACAGTGGTACGGCAAGGCTTACTTGTTTCCACCTGCGGGTATGTACTTCTGGGATAAGAAGAATGGACGCTGGAAAAAAACAAGGGCTTCTGCTGTATCGCTGACATCGTCCCATGCCGTATGGTTTCGGCGGATGTACCATGCATGGATCTCTGGTGAGATAGAGCAGGGCCTGTATTTCAGCAACTGCCCTGACATGATTCGTTACGAACCTAAAATCTTTAGCTTTCCAATGTGCATCTTGCGTACACGACCAGTGCTGCAGGAGTATGACGGAAAGAAATTTTCGCGTCGCCAGACGTGCACTTCATTTGTCGTCTACTTACCCCCCACCGATTTAACAGATGATGCTACCCAACGTTTTAAGGATATCTACGAAGATCGCGGGCATATTCTCATCTGATCTCTGTATACTGAAGGACGATTACAAGGATCTATGAGCGTCCTGGCCGATTGGGAAATCAAAAAACTTGCTGAAGAAGAGGAGATGATCGCTCCCTTCGTTGATCACTTGGTCAGCAAGGAAGATGGCCGCAAGCTCCTGAGCTATGGTCTCAGCTCATACGGTTACGACATTCGGCTATCCCCTTCCCAATGCCTGATTTTTGGTAAGGTACAAGCTGGTGATTGCGATCCAAAGAACTTCGATCCTGACATTCTGAAGCCTGCTGATCTCTTGGAGGATGAACGCGGTCAATACTTCTTGCTTCCTCCGTACGGATACTGTCTTGGTGTTGCGCAAGAACGCCTGAAGCTTCCCAGAGATGTCACTGTTGTTGCCGTAGGTAAATCAACCTACGCACGTTCAGGCATCCTGGTCAACATTACGCCTGCTGAAAGCGGATGGGAGGGTTACCTGACGTTGGAGATCAGTAACTGCACTGGACTTTTCAACCGCATCTATGCGAATGAAGGGATTACGCAATTGTTGTTCTACCGTGGCAACCCTTGTCATACCACGTACCAAGACCGGAAAGGCAAGTATCAAGACCAGCCTAATAATGTGGTCTTTTCTCAGGTCTAACCGAAGGGCTTACCAAACTGCTCTTTAGGTTTACGGGCGTAGCCAACGGAACCGGCACGCCCACCTGAATCTCCCAAGGTTGCACTCGTTGGTTCACGAACTAAAGCACGTTTTTGGTACTCGCCAGCACTACGGGCAGCACGCATAAACTTTGCAACTCGATCTTGATTGCTGTTGACAGAAGCCGCTGCACGCCTATCGCCAGCATCTACTCGACGCAAGTCTGTGTCATAGGCCTGCTCAGGGCGCAAGTCTGAGACTTCAGCTCCAGAGGTACCGGAGTTGATGCCTGGATCGTATGTAGGTTTAAATCTGTTGGCCATATTAACATTGTAGGAGAAGTGAATCAATTAATCCCGTGATGCATTCCGCCGCAAGCTTTCTTGACGCATTTGTGCAAGATGAAGTCAAGTGTCGTTGTTTAGATGAAGAAGACTTTGGTGCACCTCTCGATAACGAGCAAAATGATGTACCCTTATATGACATGTACAACCGAGGCTTGGTCGCATGCGAACAGGGGCTAGAAAGGAATCCGTTGAATCTCGAGGGGGCACGTCCTGGAATGACGGGCTATATCCCTTCGATGGAGCAGGGCTTGGCAATGGGAGCCTCTCCGAAACCCAAGGCTCTAGTACTGGAGCTGGAGGAACCGGACGAGGAGGAACAGATGCTGTCGGCAAAACGTCGTGGTTTGATCCGATAAAAGTCGATTCTGCACCAGAGAACCAGCCCGTGATGGAATGTAAGGATGGCGTCTGCCCGGTACCCTGGGCAGTCAAGGAAGAAGCACCTGCCGTTCTTCCAGATGTAGTAAACCATCCTCCGCATTACACGGAAGGTGGTGGTGTGGAATGTATCGAAGCCATCGAATCATCTCTTACAACCGAAGAGTATCGTGGCTACCTAAAAGGTAATATCCAAAAGTATTGCTGGCGAGAGCGTCACAAAGGCGGTACAGAATCACTGAAGAAAGCTCAGTGGTACCTGGAGCGCCTTATCCAGCTTGATGAAGCTCAGAAGGGCTGAAGTTCATCTTCATCATCGTCGTACTCGTCGTCATCCATACAGGCGGCGGCGAGTTCGGCTAATTCCAGATCAGTGGGATGATCCCAGTCAATCTCAATGTTTTCCGACGCCATGATGTCTTTGATGGCGTGCCACTCCATCATGCGTTGATGGTAAAGGCTAAGCAGGGCATAACGCAGCTCTTCCCAAGTCATCTCTTGAGATTGAAGCTCTGCTTTACGCATGGAAAACTGGAGTTCCAGGGGGAGTTCAAATTCCCGTGGCTCGACCGAACGCTCCATCCCACTCTGCATTTGCTTGTTGCAATTATTCTAATCCTAGCTAGTGAATAGCAAATCAAGTTCCTGGTCTGGAAAATCGCCCCACTTGTTTTCGTTTACACGAAACGCATTGGCAAACTCTGACAGGATGTAAGGACTGATGCGTTCTTCCAGTTGACGAACTGCACGTACCTCATGAGGAGCAGCACTGTAGTTGCGGAAGGCTGTCAGAAGCACTTCAGTGGAGGACCAGGGATTGGCATCGACCTCTTGGAGGAACAGGTTGATCTCTTCCCTGCGGCGGTCCAGAAGGCCACCAATGACGTTGTGCTCCTCATCACAGATCCAATGGCCCATCTCCTGTGTAGCACCACAGAAGTCCTCTGCCTCGATGCGGTCGATGACGTGGCTGTACAAGAAAGGATCCCAGCCGACTGAATGGATAAATGAGATTAGGGCCTGACGCATGCTGTTGTCCAGGCCAAGATTGAGCTTAGCTAGCTGGTTGTCAATGACATTGATCTCGTGGAAGAGGTATTCCAGGGCCTTTTCACGAGTACAGCATTGACCACGCTTGACGGGAGAACCATCGGGATAGAACTGAGTTCCAAACCCGATGGTGTAGGGATCTTGACCAGTTGTCGGATCGGGGTATGCTTTTTCGCTATACCCTTCGTATTTGCGGATTAAGTTAACCGCATGCGAAAGATCCGACATAGGAGCACAACAAGTACTCCTAATATACATAAATTTTACTTACCTTGACCCCTAAGCTTTTTCTTACCTCGGCGTTGAGGACGACTGTTCTGGCCTTGACCAATAGAGGTGGTTTTGGGCTTGCCTTCAATATGAAGTGTGGTGGATTTGGGTTTTGCCATGGATAACAGGATGGCTTACGTGAATCAGCTTAGGGCACCGAATGCCCGTCCGCGCAATGCATTGATTTCTGTTTGTAATTGCCGGGCCTGCTGAGAACCGGGATCAGCAAGTTCCAGGTAACCAAGTAGTTTATTTAACTCTTGACGTATTGCTGGTTCAGTTGTGTACAAATCGGTTGACTCCGTCCATTGTTGGCGGTTAACAAGATCACGCCTACTAAGGAAAGGATCAACTGCCCCCTGGCTAATTTGTTTATACTTACCCGCTAGTTTCATTACCACTTCACCTTATGGCTCCAGTACCTTGCTGACATTTTGTCCGGGTTAGGATCTTGAGCGTTATGTCTAGCGTAATACGATTTCTTACGCGCTTTGTCTTTAGCGGTTTGAGGATTTTTACCTGCGCCTTCTACGCCTTGCTGACCAAAACGAATGATCTTCTCTTCTCCTCCTTCACAGGCTTTGACCACATGAGATTTAGTTTTGTGCCCAGGGGTGCGTTGTGGTTTGTTGCAAGGCATTGAATCCTTTGCAAGCTTAGCGGCTTTTGCTGCTTTTTTTCGTTTATCTGACATATGTTATTAACCGAAGAAAGAGCCAAAGCTACCAAGAAAATCTTGAGCAGACGGAGATTTGTTAACTGTTGTCTTGCTACTTCCTATTTTAAAGTATGAGGGCGCACCTTCATCCTTCTCGTCTGTAAAGATGCTGAAATAACTTTTCTTTGTAGGCAACTCGGGTTCTTTTGCACTGCTGTCTTCAAACATGCTACCGATAGATGACATGGCAGCAAAGGGATCAGACATGTCAGGCATAGAGAAACCGAACAAACCTTGCACACCTCCTTTAGTAGATAACTTGCCGTCTACTTTTGCAAGGTTCTTATCTTCCTCTGTTGCGTCTGGAAAGAAATCACGATAGAACTCAGACTCGGTTCCGTTGTATCCGCCTTTTTTAAAGATGTTAAATAGGGCTGTACCTCCGGCAGGAGCTTTTGGCTTTTCATCCGTATCTCGCTGAATATATCCAGCACCCAATTGTTCTTGTGTAGGTTTAATTTGTTGTTCATTAAGGATGCGAATTTTCTCACGTATCTCAGAAGCAGGTTCTGTTCGTAAGAATTCAGAAAGATAAGCCTTGACTTGTTCAGATGGTGTTTCATCTGGATCCAGGCCAACACCTTTTAGCTGATCTAAGTACTCCTTTGGTAGGTCTTTTAGATTTAACTTATCGACCAGCTCTTGTGTCTTTGTCTCTGCCGACACAAAATCCAAAAACACCGGATTACTGTACGAAGCTTTTTGGTTTTGAAGTGCTGTTGCTAAATCTTTTTGAATGAAAGAAGCAAGATCATCTCGTGTATAAGAGTCTGCTACTGGATCATATCCCTGAGGTTTACCCACCAATTCGTAATGCAGTCTTGCAAAATCATCTTTGTTGTTGACGTCTAGTCCGTATTCATAGGCCCATTGCGCCCAGGTTTTTCCGTCTTTTACAGCATTAGTAGAGGCTCTATTTTCCCATGCTCCGTTAACGCTTGCTTTCTGTTGAGCATATAGGTTTGCCTTGCTTGTGGCATCTGTACCACTCAATAATTCAGGATTCAAATAAAACTTAGGGTCAAACGCTTTACTTGTTGTTTTTGTTGCAAGGTCACTTAGATAATTATTGGCTTGTTTGTTGGCAAAATCTTTTAACGCACTTGATGCAAGCTGAGTCTGCAAAACGTTTTGATCATTTTCAGCCACATCCATGTAGCTGACAAATTCAGTAATTGACTTTGAGGTATCAAAACGTGGCTTCAAGTAATCGTTGATAAATTTGTTCGCAAATTCTTGTTCAATTTTGTACGTTGTTGCCGCATCTTTTGGGTCTTTAATTTCTTGCATATTGCGATAACGCTCAGCAAGTGTTTCGTCAAACCACTTTTGCCAGTTGTATTTAACAGAGGATCCAATTCCTAAACTCTTCTCAAGAGACTTGGAAAGACCCTGACCAAAACTTGCAAATCCACCGCCGCCCAGATCACCAATAATAGAGTTCTTGATGTCTTGCTTAAAGCCATTAACATCAGGCATGCCCATTCCTTGGAACAGGGCGCTTACTTGTTCCTGCTTAAGCGTTTTTGAGTACTGATCCAGGGTTTGCTTGAGTACGTCAGCGGAGAGAGCGCCAAAGGTTTGCTCTCCTTGACGGTCAACGTATTGCTGCGTAGAAAGCTCAACCAAAGAAGTTGGCTGCTCAGTTGAGGTACCTAGTAAAGTTTCTCGTAAGATCTGACGTTCTCTGTCGGTTGGAGGGCGAAGAGTCTCTTGGTAATCCGTAAGTTGTCGTTGTTTACCAGGTAAGCCAGCAGGTGAGCCAACAAAGCTATAGTCTGCGTGCAAGTAACTGTCTAAGTCGGGATATTGTTTGGTGATATCAACGTCTGCAATCTTTTGCCCTGCAAAGGTAACTGCTTTACTTGCTTCCTTCCAGGTCTTAGCTTTATCTGGTACCAAACCGGCGTAAAACTTTGGATCAAAATCAGTAAGATTCTTGCCTTGTTTAGTTGAGTCCCAAGGTTTTATTCCTGCCGCTTTTTCGTAAAAAGATTCGATAGCGCCAATGGTATCTGCGTCGATGATGTCTTTAGGTACAACACCTTTGGTTTGGAGATCTCTATCAATCCCCTCCATTAATGTTCTATAGTTTCCCGCCGATCCTTGAAAAGCATTTAAACGTGCAGCAATAAGCTCTGCGGCTTCTTTTTCTTGCGAGGTTACATCTTTTGCAAAGGCAGGGGTTAAGCGCCCATTAGATACAGTAAAACGAATCATGATGCCGCTTTATATTCTTGCATATCAATTAAGTTTACATTCCCTGGTTGCACCCAGGCTTTTATTGCATCCAACCTAGCTTGCTCAAAAAACTCTTGTTGTTTGTACCAGGTTTCCATGTGTGACGAAGCTTTGTTTGCATTGCAACGGCAACAAGCTGGGATCAAGTTGTGTCGATTAGAACACCCTGATTTAAACCGTGGGATCACATGGTCAAGGCTTGTGGCGTCCTTGCCGCAATAACCGCATTTGTAGTCCCAGGCTTGATATATACTTTCTCTGAAACGTTTCTTGGCAAGTTTTGGAGTTATTTCAACTAGCAGGGCGAGAGGCTCGTGCTGGCTGCAAAACATGCTCTTCAATTGCCGTTAATTCATTTTAAGTTGTCCACACTGTTACAGGTTTAGGCATAAAGATAAATTTTAGGTTAAGACCCTTGACTTCGCACTGATCCTGTGTATGGTAAGGGGGTTGCTACTACTGCCTGCATGGCCTCGCATCCTGGTTGGGTTTCTGCTCAGAAGCTAGAAGAGCTTCTTGGCATTGACCGTAAGACACTCTTCAAGTTCCGCGATGACGGTACCCTGAAGCTCGGACCCCACTATGCGGCATTCCCTGAGACCCGCTCCAGGGATAGCTACCGCTGGAACGTGACGGCAGTACGCAAGCAACTCGCAAAAGCTGGTATGATGCCAATGGCCGCCTAGGGAACGGCCTGGGGATACAGAAACGGTCCTGTCGCTGATAGGGCCGTTTTTTATGGCTTGTATAGCCTGCCGTCTTTATCAAACATCGTAAAGTTTTCAATCAAGATTTTATCCGTAGCAAAGTTAAAGATACGCTGTAACATCGGAAAAATCATTGGAGATTGGCAGTTGTAGGGCGGCACATCCATCAAAGACAGCGCCCTCTGTGTTTGTAAAAATTCTGCAATGCTTTCTTTTTCTTTTTGCGATTTAGCAACAAGAGTTTGCTCCCAAGCTGCCATACTGCCTGCACCTACAGGAAAATCAGACGGTTCAGGGGGGAATACTCGATCTTTGAATTTAAGTGCATAGATGTGTTTACAGTATCTCAACTCGTCTAACAAAGGCGTCCAAGAGTCGTCAACTGCTGTAATTGTGATCTGCGGAATAGAGTCCGTATCAGTGTTGAAAACAACAGAAGAGTAATCTTCGTAGCCTGGGAGACCTTCTGCTCTAGAGCCTGTGACCGCAATGTCGGTTGTGCTCCTAACATAAGTAGAACCAAAATCTCTAAATACACCAGGATTATCTCTTGTTGCTTTACGGCTTCCAATGCTGTTATCTGTTACATCGTAATCAAGCTCGAACCCCTCTGGTGAAACAACGTCCAATGTTCGATCTTGTCCCGATCTTGTCATTGCATTGTTGTCTAAAATTCCATCACGTTTTGTTAATTCAAAACGACCAGGCTTAATGCTTGTGACGCCTGAACGAGGGAACTGTCGCTTGTTGCTTGTTGTACTCGCTGATAAAAATGAATAATCTCGACGAGTAAAATCTTGACATGTGCAACAGTATCTTGATCCAGTAATTAGATAACGCCCCGGAGTAAAACCAATAGATGATGGTGTTGTAAAAATACCGTCCGGCGTAATTTGAACGGAGCCAGCTTTTTTAAAAGTAAGGATGCCAGTGTCTTGATTAATAGCAACTACGACTGCTTGTACGTAACCGTACCTTGTTTGAGTTTGTGGATTTATGGTATCTTTATCGATGATTGGACCGTCAACCGTAATAATACGGTCTTCAAAAATCTCCGTATTAGCGGGTTTTAAACCATCTGGTTCCCCTGGAACTGGAATATAAAAAGGTGCCGGAAGTGGGTTGGCTGGGCTCCAGGTTCCCGCTAATTTTACATACCAGTAATTAGCATCTTCCGTAACAGACTCAATAAAAAGTTTCTGACTACTGACTGGATCTGTTAGTCGATCACACCGGACTGATCCAGCGTAACGCCAAATGGCCCAATGCATACCAAGATCTTTACTTATCGTTGGATAACCAACAAAAGCTCCCGAGATTACAGTCGCAGGATTGCCTGTAGAGGAAGAATTTGGTATCTCATAATCAAACTGATAAGAGTAATCGTTGTTGTGTGTTGTTGCAGTCGCCAACTCGTAGCCTCGTCTCCAGCGAGACCAAGCCGATTCCCTGTTAATAGTGTATAAAGAATCCGGAACAGAACCTTTTGAAAACTCAGTCGTAATTGGTTTTACACCATTTGGAGGTTTTACGATTGACTGATCAAAATTACCAAAAGAGCTTCCACTCTTTCTAGCCATATTTAGAAGAGACCACCTTGCGCAATGATATGAGCCCCTGGGATATAACCAGATGCATTAGGACCATCCGGAAACACGCCGACGTAAATACGGTCGCCTTTTTCCAGGTAGATGCCTTTGTTGCGCAGAGGAGCTGTGGAGCCAAGGCCAGCAGTATTGCCCGCTTGTGCCACAGGAGCTGCCAGTTGGGGCATCAGATCCGAACAATCAACCGTACCGCTATTGGCAGGGACCGTTTTGGCGAACAGAACACGGTAGTCACCTGACGCAGGAATGGGTACTGTCGTTCCACGGGTGTGGTAGAACACAAAAGTAACAGCAGGCTGATAGCCGTAAGCAACACCGTTGTATGTAAAACCACTCGATGTACCGCCTGAGTAGTGTAGAGCGGTATTGACGCCCGTTAAGGTCGTTGCACCGGTATAGGTGTAATAACCAACGCCACTGGCCGGAGTGGTTGCAGTGATGACGCCTGTGGTTGTTACGTAAACAATTTGTCCACTGACCAGGGAAATGACAGTGCCTGAAGTCGAGGCATTGATGGTGTAGTCCGGTGCACGATAGAAGTCGTTGCGACTAATGGTGATCGAATCAACAACGCCACCATTGTTGTTGTCTTCCTGGATAGCGGCATCCATGTCGACCAGGATCGACGGTGCCTGTCCACCTTGAACAAAGAGGGTATTAGCAGTAGAGCTACCAACCGTCTGCGTTGTTACTCGAACCGAATCGAATAACGGACGATCAATTAACAGTGGTTGCTTGTTCGTTGCGGATGACGACAATGTTCTACTTCCTACTTGTTTACATTATAAAGCTTGTTTCCAATCAAGCGTACGGATTAAGGTAGCTTGACAGAAAATCAAGGGGACCTGCCATGGTCTGAGGGGCAAGTAGTTGCTTCATAAATTCGCCTTTCACTTCCTGTGCCAAGAGATCTTTCATGGACACTTCCTTGGTATTACTGCCGGACATTGCCGATAAAAACCCTTGGAGGAAACCGGTAGAAGATGTCTCTTGCCCCGTAGTTGTTGTTTGTGCTTGGTCATTAGAAGGCTGGCTATAAACTTTTTGAAGATCAGAAAGTTTCTTAACCGGCTGTCCGTAGTAACTTACACCTTTTTCTGTTGGCAGAGAAGCCCATTCTGGTGCCAGGGCAGCAGAAACACGAGGACTAAAGCCTTCTTTTTCTAAAACGGATAAACCACCAATCGGCATCAAGCGATTACGCATGAGCCGCACTGCCGCAAGATCTTGACTTTGTTGGCCAAAATCAGTCAGTCCTAAAGCTTTTGCCTGAGCTTCCCAAGTAGGCGGCATGAACTGATAAGCGCCTGCTGCAGCGCTTGCGTATTTACCGCCTTTAATAACTTTATCTGGATGGCGTTTTAAGTCGGGTGCAAGACCGCCACCAAACATCACGCGGTACGAGTCAGGACCGCCACGTTCAGTACCTTCCGCAAAACGTATAACACGCAATGCATTCTGAATAGCTGGTTTTGATACGTAACTCTGTAGTAGTTCGCGCTCTGTCATTTTTATTGCCTCATTCTCCTACCCAATTTGAACTCGCTTTGAGACCAGGAATAAAAACAGTTTGTAATGCAACAACAAGGCTGAGCTTGGTCGTAAGGCGTTTAACAAAATTGGGACAAAGGATCATCGGTTTAAAGCAACAACACTGGCCCCCGTGAATCAAAGATTCGTGTCCAGTTGGTTGGGCTTACATGCAAAGCAATGCCAATTAAATTACTTACTTGCTTGTTGAAGAAGTTTTTTCTTCATTTCCTCAATTTTGTCTGGTGTTAATCCGTAAGCAGCAGGATCATACCCTGTTTCTGAAACACGGGTGCCAAGATCGCCCATTTGGTATGGAAGCGCCCCTGGAGCCACGGGAATTGGAGCAGCCGTCTTTTGCATCTCAGTAAGTTGATCCGGTGCCATGCCGGACTGATAGCCAAAAGTTTTCTGCATCAAGGGGTTAAAAGATCCAACTGCGCCACCCGTTTGCCCCATGGGAGTGGTGCCATACTTCTGGCGCCAGATCTGCATACCAATATCTTCTGCAGCTTGCACAGTTTCTGGAGTTGCTCCAGGAGCTACGGCTTTTAGACGAGCTGCTTCATAGCGTTGTAGTTCTGGGTCTTGAGCTGTTTGCTGAGCTATCCGAGACTTTTCCTGTTGGTATGCCCGCTCTGCTGCCCCTTGCTGACCAGGGAATCCGGCACCAGGGCGAAACGCTTCCGCAGCAGCGCCAGTCGCTAACTCAGTCTGTTTGTAATTCGTTGGTAAACCCGGCATCGGAGGACGCTGCGCGGGGAGCCCTCGTGTACCAATCTGATTTCTATTTAAAAAATTTGCCGCACCTTGCAGCGCTCCTGTTACACCTTGGAAAGCGCCGCCATAAGGCATTCGACCCCTCCCAAACATGTTGGCCATGTACATGATTTCATTAGTAATCGCATTGCCCGCAGGATTACCAGCCATAATTACCTCCAAACCTCATGTAAAAATATGCGAGTGCCAACTGAAACGTCAGCCGGGCCTGGTAGCGCCTGAATAAACTCAGCGCCAGAGCGCTCGTAACGGTAACGAGCTTGGAACGGATCCTTGTAGTTAGGTACGTAAAGGATACCGGCTAAACGGTTGGTCTCGTAGAGATAAATCTCATCCCAAACCTTGAGAGCTTCTTTGGCATTACTAGACCGAATCGTACGGTCCACATCACCAACGATGCTTTCTAACCGAGTGGAAGGCGATGTTGCAACTTCTGTTTTCTTTTCGGCCGTATCACAACGACCAATCTGAATAACGATTTTGTCGTAGAAGTATGAATCCGGAACGGTGTTCATAGCTTCTTCTAAACGGGCAAAGTCACCCGCCGGCACGGAAACCGTGAAGTAGCCCAGATGATACCGGACTCTACTCTTGTCAAAATCGCTGAGCTGCACAGCTTACTTCCGTATGTTCTCAATTATAGATGAACTGAATTAACCAAACAGTCCACCTGTAGAAGACGACAGTAACTGCTGGAACAATGCACCGGCCATGTCATTTTGCTGCGGTTGTACCAGCTCTTTAACAAACCCTCTCATCATCTGTGTTTTTGGATCTTCCTTTGGTTCACCCCTTAGTAAAGAACCAAGAAGATAACCAGACAACAAACCTTGAAAATCTTCTGGATTTTGAGAAGACTGGGGACTTGTTGCGCCACCTGTTAAAGGTATGGTTATATCACCATCTTTTTCGGGCCGGTCAATATTGCCGTGTCCAACACGCGCGATCATGCGTCCCTGTGGATCCAGGGCTTCCGAAAAATATCCGTAACCGCCGCCACTACCTCGACGAACTTTACCCCCTGCAACAACAGGCAAATAAATAGAAGCGTCTTCTACTGCCCCTTTGTCAAAACGGCTCTTACCTTTAAAAGGTACATAAAAATCTAAAGAGTTCCAGCCACTGTGCTGACTATGCGAATGTGCTTTGGCGGCACGATTTAATAAATCAACCTTGTCGGATAGATCGGCTGCTGGGTTCCAACGAGCACCAGAGACTGCTGCATTTGAAAACTCTAATTCACGTCCAATAGTTTGATATTGTCGAGCAACCGCGTCTACCATTTTGACTTGCTCAGCAATCGGAAGCGATTGCAAAAGCTTTAAGTCGATATGGTGCGGGGCACCACTGCCCATCTTCCCCGCTGGCCCAGTGAATCCCGCTCGTGTGGTTAAGTATGACATATCTGTTTTATTTCCCATTCTAAAATAAAAACCCCCGGTTTCCCAGGGGTATATCTACAGAAGGAGTTAGTTATACACGGATCAAGTCAGCGGCGAAGACCGCGTTCCAATCAACTCTTTTGATCTGTTTTAGCTGTTCGAGATTGTTGAACCTTTCACCCGATAAGGACATCTGAAGATCTTTAATCTCTCGGGCCGTTTTCAATCCGATACCCTTGATATGATCAGCGATCATTTGAGCGGTAGCGCCATTGATATTTAAACGTGTATCAGGAGGAAAGGTACGTGGTTCTTCTTGCGCTGCCTTATCTTTTACTTGAAGAGTCTTTACCTTTTTAGTGGCTTCTTCGTCGGGCTCAATCTCAGTCCTGTAAACGGTAAAAAGGCGACCATCTTGATCTTCGACCATGAACCAATCGCCTTGATCCCATTCGCTAATAACTTTGACGCGAGCACCTGTTTTTTTATGCTGATAAAGCATTGCTGCCGTGGTTGACATAAGACCAGTGATTAACTGGTCTTAGTTTAACTCAATCAGCTAACGGTGCGGCCCAGGAGGTAACCATCAATGTCTTCGTAGCCAGGAGCTTCATCAGGTTGGATGTAGCAGGCTTCGACGACGAGGTAACCAGTGCGGCCACCGGTGGAATCACCACTGGAGATATAGAAACCACCAGAGGTTGCAGTGCTATTTGCAGTCTCCTTTGCAAACACCTTCAGAGTAGTGGAAGCGGTAGCTGCGTAGTACACGTTACCGGCAGTCACGCCAGCGGCACCAGAGGCGATCAGGAAGGGGTTAGCGCTGTAAGCAGCGGAACCAGCGGCGAAGAAGATTTCGCCAGCCTGAGTACCAGATACGGTGGAGGTCAGGTTTGCCTGGATAACAGCTTCGCCGATACCGGAAGCAGCGGTGGGGCTACCACCGTTGCTGCGACCGAAGGAGATGACGTTACCGGTTGCGGCATACACACCGGAAGCAACGCGCCCATCGCCCCAGCCAGAAGCAACGGAGATGGTAGCGCGATACACATAAGCAGGCAGGGTGCTGCTACCAGAGATCACCATGCCGGTGATGTCGGGACGGGTGTCGTCCTGGCGGTAAGGCGAGGGAACGATCACATCAGCAGCGGCAACAGCGCCAGCGCCAGAGGTGGCAGTCACGGGGACGTAACCACGCTGCTGGAAGTAACGGTAGCCAGGGATGGCAAGCACCGAAGTGGGGCCACCCTTGGAAGCGTTATTGGTACCGTCATCGTTGGTATCAATGTTCTTGTACCAACCGTTCAGGGGTTCTGCCCAGTTGCCTGGGTAGATTTTCTTAGCGGACAAATAGGTCATTTATCTTTTCCTATGTTGAGTGTTTATGTTCAGTTATCAGATAGTGCCGTCATCTTGCACGAAGCTGTAAGCAGTGGTCACGAAGTCCTTGTTCAGAATCTCGAAGCCAGCGTACAGTTGCCAGATCAGGATGATAAAGCGGCTGAAGTCGTCGTTGTTGTTGATGAGCACCTGAGCGTTAGGACCGCCGATACCAACACCAACAGACTGAGGACCGAAGAAGTAACCCTGGGCCACTTCCTTGGAAGCATAGGTGGAGCCACCATCGAAGGAAGCAGACACGTTCTTGGTCGGGAAGTTGGTCGACTCGAAGAACTTGACGCCTTCAAACTGCACACCAGTCGGCATCACGGGTTCACCAGCCAGGAAATAACCCTGACCAGCTTGGGGACCCATGTAGAAGCTGGCGTTGTTAGGCATCATGGGGTTACCCATGTACATGCCTTGGCCAGGATTACCGCTATAACGTGCGATCTCACGGAAGTCAGGATCACGACGCAGGTGCATCATGAAGGTGGGATCGCAGATGCAACGATACAGACCATCAGCGAAGGTAGGAGTATTGCGCTTACGCAGGTCCTTAACAACGGTCAGAAGGTCGGTACGCACCTGGAACTGCTGCACCTCATTGCCATACTCAGTGGAGGTGTAAGAAACACGACCCTGAGAATCTTTGGTTTTACCGCCAGCGAAGTAGTAACCACCTTGGGTAGTACCAGCAACACCATTAGCTTCTGCTTTGGCAAGTTCGTCAATGAAGACGCGGTCACGCCAACGGCGATAATCGTCCAGCAGCGTCAGGCTACCGATCGACTGGTGGAACATGTTGAGGTTACCGGTGTCCAGCAGAAGACGCTGGGCGGTAATCAGAGTTTCACGAGCAATCTTGAAGGTCGAAGGCTGGGTCGGATCACCCGGGTCGGCAGGACCAGTGTATTCCTTAAGCACCACCAGGACTTTCTCCTTGGTGATGTTACGGCTGTTAGCGGTACCGATCGTTTGGTCGGCAATACGCTCACGGCTGTCCTTCGTACCAGGGGTACCCCAGAACTTATAGCGGTCTAACTGAACGGTTTGACCGGGCTGACGAGTGAAGTCATGGACCACCACGGGCTCCACTGCCATTTCAGCAATGTAAGCAGGGTGAGGACGGTAAAGTTCCGCACCCAGAATCTTTGGAAAGTCGTTCTCCTGGTCTCTAGTTTCTTAGAGGGGTGGACTATCTCTTCATCCCTGTGGGATGCCGGACGCTAAATCTGGTATTACGTAACAAGATCGTGTTACACCCAGTAGTCTCTGCACCTTCCAAT